GTGGTATCGGCCACATAAGCCCAGCGGCCTGCGATGCTGCCTAGGTCTAGCGGCTTGGGTAATTTGGTGCAGCCGGTGCAGCATACGAGTAATCCTGTACAGGCAATGGCTATTAATACAACCACTAGAATAGCGGTAAATTTTGCGTTGATCTTTTTCATTGTTATTGTTGTTGTTTTTTAATGTTTTGAATATCTTGCCTAGTGCGCATCGCCTTAAGGCTTTGCCTGTTGATATGCTCGCAGGCCATTACATCCCAAGCTTTGTTTTTTAAGAAGCTCATCAGCGGGTTGGGCTCTGGGTAGTCGCGGTTAAAGTTTTGAATGGTGTCCTCTACATATTTGATGTCTCTACCATTTTGGCAAGCATTAATGGCTGCTACTATTTTGAGTGCCCTTTGCATCCGAGGGCTGTCCATCTGTACTATCTCGTTGATGCTGTAGGCTGGCTCTGGGCTGTTCGCCTTCGAAAGCGCCGCACGTAAGGCAGTGCCAATAGATAAAATCCAAGATGTAACAGTCGCCACGAGGGCAGGCTTGTGTAGGCTGATTGATTTCATTTTGCATTGATGTTTTTAAGAGAAAAAGTGGATTGGAAAGGTTTTAGGCTTAAAGCTGGTCGTTTTGATACTCGGGAGGGTACATTGCCAGTATATCTTTTAGATGTCGCTTTACGAGCATTGTGGTGGTACAGCCTTCCTTGTGTGCTACGTTGTACAAGCGCCGCATAATGTCTTGATTAACGTAGCGCACACGCAGCTCGTTGTTTGGGGCGACAGTGTAGCTAATCTTTTTTGGGGATTGCTCGGTGCTGCTTACTGCATTGTCTTTGTTATCCATTGTGACTGAGAGGCTATTGTTGAAAAAATTTTAAAGGCTTGTTTTTGCTGGTATCTTAAAGACTTGCTCGCTGGGGTACCAATGCTCATTACCGCGTCGCAATGGCTTAATGTTATGCTCGGCCAATACTTTTTTGATAGCGGCTGGCGACTTGGCACGGTAGCCTTTGCTGCAGAGGTGTTGGCGCACTTGTCGGTTATTCATTTCGTCAAATAGCGGCTTTGCCGAAGGTTCTACCTTAATACGGCTTACTATCTCGTCTATCAGCTGCTGTAGCTGTGTACCGCTAAACTGGTAGAGGGCTGTGGGTTGTAGTGCGTTGCTCATAAATAAACCTATAGGTTGATTTTGCGTCCACGAGTAAAAACCTTCTTTACAGCAGCCCAGCCGTTGCTTATGGATATGGCCACTGTTGCAATGCCCAAAAACAGATAGTCAAGTATTGTTTCGGTGTCATTCACTAAGCCTTTATCCTCATAATCCCAGTCGGGCTCCGATACGGCTATCAACTCGGCTGCCGTTACGATGTTGAGTTTGTTGCGCTGGCAATAGCCCAGATAGGTTACTTTGCCATCGTGCAGGATACAGGTTTGCTGCTTACTATCCGTCCAAGCCTCGTGCTTAGGGATATTAGCCCAACCGGCTAGCATTATTTGCGAGCAGATGTCTGTGTACTGCTCCACCGTAGGGCAGTGTATTGCGTCTTGTGGACCGATAGATTTGAGTGTACGCATTGTGAGGATGTTTGTTTTATTGAGGGTGAAAGTTTTTTATTGTTTAGTTGGCTTCGGCTATTTCTTTGAGTCCTTTAAGAAAATCGCGCACTTTCATTACCACCCTTAGCTCGCCGCCTTTGCTTTTAATAAGCCCTTCGATAGTTTCTTTTTTTACATTGATGTTGTTGTAGATGGTGGCCCAAGGTGCGTTGCTGCTGTCGTCACAAAAAGCGGTCAATTCTTCAAGCTCTTGCTCAGTTAGTTTTACTCTCGACCGCACACTCAGTTTAATTCCTTTTTTCATACCTTTGCTGTTTTGGTGTTGTATTGGTGATGTATTATCTCTGTTTGTCTTTAGCAAAAGTAATAGCGGTGATTGAAATTTCCAACCTTTTTAATTGAAATTTATAAACATTTATTTCATTAATATTTAACAATATGGAAATCAAAGACAGAATAAAAACGATAAGGGCATCTAAATCCCTAACGCAACAGGAATTTGCAGACGATTTGGGAATAAAAAAGGTTTTGATAGCCCACTGGGAAACAGGCCGCGACAATCCGGGGTTGGAAAATCTAACCACAATTTGCAGTAAATACAACATTACTGCCGATTGGTTGTTGTTTGGCAAAGAGCCTACAGCAGAAATCAGTGGATTAGTACACGAGGGCAGCCCTAGCTACAATAGGCCACAAAGCGCCACTACAGAGGCCGATAGCCTACGCGAAGAGATAAAACAATTAAAGAATGAGTTGCGCCTTAATTCGCTGAAATGGGCCTACAGCGCAAGATTGAGATGGTGACGATAAAGGGCACTGAAACAATAAAAGAAATGGTGCCACTCTGCAGCATTATCAGCTGGCACTTTGCCCGAAACACTTATATTTCCTTACTGCTAGCCTCTGGTGTCAATCCGATATTTGTACAGGGCAATGTAGGACACAGCGACCTCAAAACAACAATGATCTACAGTAAGCAAAACGACATTACCAGGTGGAAAGAAACTTTGAAGGCTCAGAATAAATAAAACGCAAAAAGCGCACAGGTTCTAGCCTGTACGCTTTTTGATCTCCTTCGCCCAAACGGTGCGATGGGCTTACTTTATTTGAAAGTGCATACCATCAAGCCTTGCCCAAGTGCCACCCCACTCCATACCAGCGTCGGCAAAGCATTTTACAAAGGCTGCCGACAGTTTTGGTTTTTGGTTCAATTGGTTTTCTGAGGCATTGACATCAATAGCCAAGCCCCAAGAGTGCATTGATAAACTAGACAAACCGCGCTTTTGCCTGATGATAAAACAGCCATCCCAAGTTTTCATTTCTTTGGCTAGTCCTCTATCCACGACATTGTTTAAAGCCTGCTCTAGCAATGGCTTAAAATCATTATTGCAAAATATTTTCTTTGGAAAACCAATAGTGCCCACCGCCGAAAATCGCACGTGCGCAAAAGCATCAAGTATTTTTTTAGGTACTTGCCAAACGCTCATTGTTTTGCTTTGCGTTTCTAACAAATTTGGATCTCCGTATTCCTTTAAAGCTTGTGCAGATGTCATTGTCTTACTAATTCTTTTTTTACTGGAAATTTGTTGCCGTTCTTTTCTACTATCAGTACATTTTCATAATCAGCAACAAGGGTCACCTTGTCGCCTTTTTTGGCATAATAAACGTCTTTTGCGCCGCGCCCGCCGCTTTTAATGTCATCGAGTATTGTCACAGTTTATTCGTCTTTTTATAAATTTCTTGTTTGGCTTTGCCAATAAGGCCCAGAAACTTAGCCACACGCCACAGCACACGCGTTACCTTGCCTGCTTTGGTTTTGGGGGCCTTGTCCATTCGCTCCTGCAGCACCTGCTCCAGAAACTCTACTGCATACTTGATCCACATTTGTTTGTCGGGCATAAAACCGCCCTGCGGGATAGATGACTGGTACTGATCATAGGCCACAGCCACTTTTGGCTCAAATTCATAGCCTAGCGCATCTTTGTACACTTGCAGCTCTTCGGCTTGCATTAAATCTTGTAATTGCATAGTTTTTTAGTTTTCTGCGTTAAAATCATCCTTTTTAACCCCAAGGCTTTTGCCCAAACCCCACACAATGATGTCTAGTGATTTGAAAGCAAGCATTATTTCTACCTTGATAGCCTCAGGCACCAAGTTTGTACCAGCCACCCAAAAAGATAGCCCGGTAGTTATAAAGAAAACGATGCGAAACACCCAAGTGGCCCATTTAGGCGTAGGAGCCGATACGCTGATTATTGTCTTTGTCATTTTACGTGTTTTTTTGACGGTGAAAAAATATTATTGATAATGCGTAGCAGCAGCCTTTTTGTTGCCGTGTTGTACACTCCAGTTTTGCTGTGTTTATAAATGTGCGCACGCACCGATAAGTCTATAAAATGAGTGCACCACAACACGTGGATAATTACATACAGAAATACCGACAAGAAATAATCTACTGTGCTCAATTGTTTTTTTGCAATGGTTAAAATAAACTCGCAAACATCACTCTGGGCAATACAACTGTAAGCCAGTCCGATATAGCAGATCGACATCACAAAAAACTGCACCTTTAGTAAAGAGTGCGTCAATCCTGCACTCTTGGCAAATTGAATGATATACTCTTCGCCGCTGTTCATTAAGTAAACAATGCAAATCAAGTGCGTGACAAACACGTAAAAACTAAACTGTATCATTATCTTGTTTTTTGTTAAACCACCCCATAAATCCGGGCGTATAGGTTTTGAAAAAGTTTTTTACTCGCTCGCTTACAATTTCTATTACAGCCATCAACAAATCCAAAAAACCTTTGGCAACCGGGTACGACGAAAAAGATATTGCCCAGGTAACCACTAGCCGCCAAAAACTATCATTTAAGTGAAAAACCGCCAACAAACCCTCTCGCACACTTAACGACAGCGAAAGCGCTACAAACATCACCCCAAGAAAACGCACAAAAGGCTTTACCGCTTTGAGTAATATTGCCGCCGACACTGCACCCGACACCAATATTGAGCTCGCTTTTAGCTGCTCTTTGTCGATGCCTTTTAATTGTTCATAAATGCTGTTAAGAATATTTCCCACGGTGTTTGGCGATAAAAAATTCACAAATTGAAACGAATGCCAGCGCAGTGCTGTAGCGGTACTCTAGGTATGCATAGCTAAAAGCCTCGATATAGTCTCCATTCACAGCATCCGCAAGGTTCATCATCGACAGGGCAAACATATAGCCGTGGGCTAGCCTCAAAAACAAATAGCCTCACCGAGGCCAAAAATTCTTTTTGCGAGCAGAGCCTGTGCACTTAGTTGCGCGTCTAGCAACTTGTACTGCGCCATCAAATCGGCAGGCACCGCTTGCTTAAAGAGCTCAGTGTACAGCACCTCGGCCAGCGTAAAGAGGCAAAGGGCTGAAAAAGCCATCCAAAGCGATATGCGCAGTGAGGCCGTCATTGTTTATCGGCGAGGGTCTGGACGCGTACCCACAAACTCTACCGGGTCTACGTTGTAAAACACCAGCGTAAGCGCATCTACAAACTGTAGTGCTGGCGGTGCTTGTTGCACATCCATCGCGCAAAGGTTGGGCAGGTTTTCTAACTCATCGCTCAGGCACACAAGGCCATTGGCGGCAGCATACTCGGCAGCAGGCATTTGTGAGCCTTGGTGTTTATCGTCGTAGCTGTTAATCGGATAAGCAAAATTCATAAAAAAGGTTTTTTAAGAAATGGAGGAAAAAATTTAATGACAAGTCCAGTTGGTACCGTTTGAAAACACAAGCGTCAATACCGAGCCGCCACCTGTCACTGTTGCGTTGTAAGTTGGCGCGCTAGCGTCTGTCACGTAACAAATAGCACCAGTATTAGCTGCTGCCGATGGCAACCCTGCTACTGTATAAGATTTTAAGCTTACTGGCTTATTTGATATCACATTGTCGGCAGTTACACTCAGGATGTTTACACCAGGTGTAATTTGGTGGTCAATACGCGTATCAGCACCCAAAACACCCTGCCTTGCAAGCGCAGTAACATAAGGTCCATAGCCACCATTACAAGACAAGTTCCAAGAGGCAAAATGATTTGACTTAGCAGAATAACCAAGCGCTGTAGATCCTACGTCTGATGCCTCCGTATAACTACCATAAGAAACGCCATGCTGTCCACTAGCCGTTGCACCATAACCACCTGCACTGCCCCAAAAACCTGTTGCTGAAGCGCCCTCACCCCAAGCGAAACTATAAGTAGCATAATAAAATCTACCTAAGCGAAGATTGTTTGCAATAAAATCAACATTATATCCGTTTAATGTTCCCAATAATGGCACACTAGCAACTGTATTGCCTGTTAAAAGAAAGCCACTACCGCCGCCACCACTCGATGGGAATGCTCTGCGATAAAGCACACCGGTAGCAGCATTTACCGTTACCACACTATCACTTGTACTGCCTGCTGTAAGACTTGATATCGTCAAGGCAGGAGTGGTAAGCGTGCCTGTGGCCGTTGGGTTGGCAATATTTAGTTTAAGGTTAAGCCTCGACTGTATTGCTGACGCAGTATCTAATAATCGTTGTATTTTGGCATAATTAGCCAACATCGCTGCAGTATCGGTATAGTTTACCTTGCCTGTTACGCTTGGTATTGCTGCACGGATAGCCGCAGCGGTATCATTTACCAAGCTTTTGCGCGCATAATTTGTAAGCATAGCGGCCGTATCTGTATATTTTACCCTAGCAGCTATCAAAACATTAAGACTATCCACTCCCTTTTGCCTCCAAGCCTTTGTGCTCAATACCGCAGTATCTGCCGTAATGTTTGGCGTAGTACCACCGCTAGAAGCCAAAGGCGCTGTGGCTGTTACGCTGCTTACCCCACTCACGCTGCCCGATATTAATGTGCGTAGCAATGCCGAAGTGTCGGCAAGGTTTGTTTTTGTAGCATCGTAGCTGTTAGTATCGCTGTAGGCTTGCTTGGTAGCAAGTGCCGCCGTTGCTGTTGCTGTGCGATAATATGGGCTCAGCATCGCCGCAGTATCGGTATATTTAACCCTAGCATCGATACGCGCGCTAAGGCTGCTCGTGTCTACTGTTGTGCCACTACCATTGCCTTTGGTGCGTAGCTCCAGCAATCCTGCCGAGTTAAGGCCTAACACCTTGTTGGTGTCACTTGTGGCGTATTGTGGTAGGCGCACATAAGCAGGTATCAGCAAAGAGCCGTTTGTTTTGGCCGTGTCGGTAAGTCTACCAAGGCAAAAGCCTAAATAGTTTTGCCCTTTACCCATAAATGGCAAGAGCAACAAAATGAGAATAACGTGTATTTTTTTCATAAAAAAGGGGATGTTTTATTTTTTGGCAATGAGTTTAAGATTATTGTAAAAAGCGAAATTGATACCAGTCATTGTATTGCCGGTGATGGTAAAATCAACACCAGAAATATAGCTTTGTCCGTAGGCCACTATTTCGCTAAGGCCACCGGTAAAGAAAGGATCGGTAAGCGTGGTGCCACCTGCGCCAATATTGGCATCGAGGGCCGTAACAGTTTTGCGTGTCTGCTCTAGCAAAAAGGTAGTGAGCGCCGCAGCCGATACGCGAATGTCGGTAAAGGTGCCGTCGCCATTATCTTTTACACCGATAAACGAACCGTCACTGGTGAGCGCTACCAGGTTTATCTCTTGAAATTTTTTGTTTGCCATTTGCTTTAGTTGTTAATAAGTTTATCAGCGCCTTGTGTAACCCAGAAATCGCCATTTTGAGCCACGTAAAAGAATGTTTCGGGAGCCTCCCAAATCCACAAATAACCTTTGTCGGTTTCGGCAAGTTTTACTGTGGTGTAGTGGCTAGCGATATCCACCGTAGTGTTGAGCTCGGTAGTTTCTGGGCATTGCACCATAAACTCGATACGCATTGCCTTGCTGCTGCTCGCATCCTCGGGGTTGCTCAATCCTTTCGAAAAGCGCGTAACCTTTGTGCCGCCAAGGCTAGGAGAGGTAAAATTGAGCGTGCGATAATCTGGATAGCGCAGGATAGCGCAAATGGCCCCTACAATTCTATCCAGCGCACGATCGGCCAATTTATCACCGTCGCTACCATCTTCGCCCTTGGCTTTGGTGTACACATCAATGTAGTATTGGTTTTGCCCGGTCACACTGATAGCGCTTTGACTTTCGAAAGCCGTATTGTCGAGCGTTACATTTACCGCAGGTAATTCACTCTCTTGAAAAGGGCTTACCCTACCTATCCACACACCCTCCATTCCTTGCAGCTCCGTCATACCCAAATTAAATTGGTTCAACAGCTCCTCGCTCAATATGAGCCCGATGCGGTCGCGTACCTTTTCGAAATTTTGTTGCGGTATAAGTGCTGTAAGTTTGGAGGCCATTGCTTAAGCTTTGTCTTTGAGTACACACACAATTAGGCCGATAGTATCGTCTGGGTGTGCGTTGTCAATAAAATAGGTTTTCTCGGTGCCGGTTGCATCGGTCCACTTTACCGTGCAGTTGCGCAGCTTGATTTCGCCTGCGGCATTGCGTGTAGGGAAACTTTCGGCCACAAGTGCCGCCTCGGCCACCGAGATACTTACGTTGCGGCCAATAACAGGCGTACCGTCGTAGTCTACACGTAAGTGATGGCTGCTAGCAATACCGTTTACCGTGGCGGTGGTAGTACCATCTGCAGTGCTAAACTCCAAGGCCACACCAAAGTCATCACCGTTTGTGGTGATGTCTATGATGTCGGCTTGTATTTGGTCCATCAAGCCCATTACTTCTTAGCAGTGGATTTTTTAGCAGTGGATTTTTTAGCAGTAGTTTTTTTTGTTTCTGTAGGCTCAACAACTGGAGCAGGAATTTCGATTTCGTCACCTACTTTCAAGCCTTGCTCTACCATTTCTGGGTTGTTTACCAAGTCCTCCTCAGTAACAATGTGTTTTTCCATTGTCACCTCTGGCGTTTCTTCACCTGGCTCGCTAGATAACTCAGCAAAACCTTTGTAGGTGTACATACCGCTACGAATGGCAATACCCGAGGCTTTTACAGCCTGTGTTTGCTCGTAGGTCATGCCGTCTAGCATCTCCTGCGTGATCACTACACGCTCCATTTCTGTACCGTCCTCATTGAGGGGGTTTAGGCCGCCAGTAAGTACGTGCTGTAGCACATTTTCTTCACTAGGAAAATCTGCAGCCGTAACAATATCTTGGCTTTCAAAAATTCGGTTGCTGTGTCCGCCGATGCTCAGCGTAATAACTTTAAATTGTTGCATTTGATTTTTATTAAAAAGGATGAGGAAATAAATTTTGATGGGGCTGTCGTTTTAAGAAAAAAGCCTTGCCTCTGCAGGCAAGGCTTTTTCTATCCACTTTTTAATCAATAAAACAAACAGTCTTTATTACGAACCTACTACCTGGACTGTCCAGATTTGGTCTACCGCTGTAGGTATTGGAATACCAGCAGACTTAACGTCGCGCTTGTGTACACCATCGTAAGGAATAACCAACTCGCCAGACACGTAAGCGCCTTTTTTTAATGGTCCTGCGCCGTCTCCAAAAATTTGTGGTACTGCGGCAAAAGCCATTACAAAATTTGGTTTCTCTGGCAACACAACAATGTTATTGGTGTTGATATATTTTACAAATCCATTGCTATCATCGTCATAGCCTTCGTTGTAACCCCAGCAGTTTACATTGTAACCGCCAGCAGTAATTCTTCCCAACAAGTTGCCACCCTCAGCATTTCTTTGCGCCTCGCGAACATTTGCTAAGGCATAATCCTTAACATCAGAGCGATCTTGGAAAGTCTGATTGTTCAATAAAGCCTCCCAGGCAGCATCACCAAAGATTACATTCATAACCTCACCTTGGTATTTACCTTTTTGACGAATCCAATCGCAGCCAGTGCGGATGGTGTTGATAGGGTTATTAGCATCTGTAGTCCAGTAGTTACCACTACCAAGGTCTACTTTTGACAATGACTCACGTTTGAAATCGATATTGTCGCCAGTCTCCAAGGTAATAATACCTGTTTGGAAAACCTGCGAAGCCATCAACTCTAAAGCACGCTCAATCTTGTTGATGATTTTCATTAAATCCGTGTTTAGGTTTTCCATAAACTGGATAAAAATACCTTCTTCAACAGGTGCGTCAGCGGCTACACCCCAAATGGCATCGTACAAATCCACATCGGTCATGTTGATTTCCTCACGGAAATAAGGCGGTTCAAATTTCTTTTCGTTGCTGTACGAAAACTTGTTAAGCGTTGCCGATGCGCCACGCACCTTGTTTTTGGCTATCTTTTCGTAGCCACGCTTAGTTTCAATCGTTACATATTTAGTAACACTTTCTTTCGTTGGAAAGAAAGAACGCAGAAAGCCATAGACTTTCATATTTTCCTGCAACATAGACACCAAGATCGAGGTGTACTGCTTACGGGCTTCGGAGGCTGGAATAGTTGCCATTTTTTATAAAATTTATTTTCTTTTGTGAAATGAATGAATTAAAAAAGTTTACTCAGATACGGCAACGATTATTCGTTATCGTATCTGCTGTTTTCAATACCAGTGATTAATTCTAATTGGCTGTTGGCCAAAAGGATATCGCCGTTGGTACCGTAAGGAATGGCCACTGTGTTGATAGCACTATCCGTATAGGTAGTAGACACAGCTGTTGCGGATGTCTCACCGGAGCCCCATACCAATTTACTAGCATCTACCTCGCCCTTATAGCAAAGTGTACAAGTTACCGATGCGCCGTTAGCCACATCAACGTGGCTGCTCATTAATACAAAGCGACCAAGCTGGCTGCCATCTGTACTGTCTTTGTCTTGTGGCGTAACCTTGTTAGATGCCGAAATACGGCCCATCACGCGACCAGGCGACAAAGTCGCCGCAGAGCCAGTGCCGTTGGTGTAGGTAGCAGTAATTGTCTTATTGCCGCCTAAGAATATTTTTGAGATATCAATCTTTGAGTTTAACATCTTAATAATTTTTTTGAGATAATGTTGAAATAATATTGTTACAATTTTTTTACTAAGCCCTTACAGCTTAGTCGGTTTTAAGCCCTAAGTTTTTACGCACAGATGCCACAAAGCTGTTTACCTGCTCAGCTTCTGCAGTTGGTGGTGTTGCTGGAGGAGGCGGTGGGTCGGTGGTGATATCACCAGCATTTTCACCTTCGGCCTTTACACCGGCAAGTTTATTGGTAAGTTTTACCGTAAACTCTGCCTGAGCAGTAGCGGTCAAGCTATCGCCGTCAGCGATTTTCTTAACCACTGCCTCGCGGTCCACATCAATAAACGCAAGAAGCGAGCCTACACGGTCTTTCTCCTGAGCAACACCTTCTTTTACAGCCGCTGCGTAGAGTTCAGGGTGTTCGGCTATGAATTGTTCTTTTGTCATTGTATTTGGTTTTAAAATTTTAGTAGGGGTAGGAGCTTGTGGCTCGGGTGTTTCCGCAGAAACAGGCAATAAAATTGGGGGCTGGTTGTACTGTGCAGCAATCTGCATAGACATCGCATTTACTTGACGGCTTTGGGTAGGAGTGATTTTATTCACTTTACTTACCAAGCCTAGTTTTTTAGCTTGTTTGGCGGTGATGCGTACATCAATACGATCATCCAGCGAAAACATTGCATCGTAACTAACACCAGTTTCAGCCTCCCACTCTGCAGCAGACATCTTAGCCTCCATTGCCGCACGCAAATTTTTATTAATCTCAATCACCTCGGCCTTTACCTCTGGGGTAAAGTAGTTTGGGTTTTCTTCGTAATAAAAAGCAGCACGGTGAAACACAAATGTGGAAACATCAAGACACTCTACATCGTCGGCGTAGCAGCATAAAAAAGCAGCCATCGAGCCAGCAAAGCCATCCACCTTTAGTTTTTTGTTGTTTTTATTCTCCAAAAACTTAGCGATGATGCCGTAAGTAGTGTACGTTTCTCCTCCACCACTATTTACACGCATCTCGATGTCGCTGTCTTTAGCGGCATCCATTGCGCGGATAAGGTCCGCAGCTGTAGACGAGTAAATCGTGTAGTATAAAAGGATTTCCTTCATTGTGTACCAAAATTTCAACTTTTTATTACTGCCTTCAAATTTTGTCCACCAAACGTGGACAGAAAGGGGAAAGTATTTTTTTGCACTTATCAAAACAGCCCCAAATCTCTTTGGGGCTGTGCGGTTTTTTATGCGTTGTTATTGTCTGTATTGCTTTGCTGTTGGGCATCTTGCGCCGCTGTTGGTATTTCGTTAGCATCAGCATCTTTCAACTCAACACCGTACTGGCGCATGTTGGCTTTTGCGTCGCCGTTGCCTAATGTCTCGGTGGCCGCCTCTACCGTAGTAAGCGGTAAGTGTGCCCCTGCGCTGCCTAGTTTTGCACGCTCGGCCGCCACTTCTTTTAGTGGGTCGATATGTGGCACGTTGGCACCAATAAAACGAGCAAACTGATACGCCTCTAACACCATTTCGTTTTTTTGCGAAATAGCAAGCAAATAACCTGGCGCCTCTATTTTGTTTTGGATAAGCTGTGTGTACATCCAAAAGTTGTAGATGGGCTGATAAAACTGGTCGGCAAAGCTTTTGCGCTCCACATTAAGCGTGTGCTCCCAGTCTTTGATGGCGGCACGGCTTGCAGAAT